TCATTTGTCGATTTCAATTTTGTCCCATTCCCGTCCACGGCTGTCTCTATACCGCGCCGCCATTGAATCTGATTTATGCCCGAGAAGACGTTGAGCAAATTTATCGCCAATCTGGTTCCGGTATAGCCTCGCTGACAGGCTACGCAGTTCATGGAATGTTGGCGGGTTTCCATCAAATGAGAGTCCAGATGCATTTCTCGCCTTTGTAAAATACTTTGATACTGTTTTCGGGGAAAGAGGATCGTAATGCTTTGATGCGATTATAGTTTCACTGCTGCTGGCCTCCCTGCATTTCTGTAGTGTATCAGCCAATGAGATATTGAGCGCGTCAATCGTTAGCGTTAGCGGAATGGCGAGTTTAGCCCCTGTTTTACTCTGTTCAATGTGAAGATGGTTGTCGTTTATGTCTGACCATTTCATTCTGCACAAATCGCCGACTCTCTGCCCTGTAACGACGGCCAAATCCATCGCCAGCCTTAGCCAGATAGGGAGAGGTTCGGCTGCATGGTAAATCTCGACATACTCATTAGCTGTCAGCCTTGAGCGCCTTACTTCTGACTTTGCTGTACGGGTTGCTGTTACCGGATTCGTTGCCACATGCCCCTCGGCTATTGCTTCACGAAAAACGTCAACAAGGGTTGACCTGATTAATTTTGCGGAAGCTGCTTTACCTTCTGCTACGTAGGTGTTTAGCATTGCTGCCACTTCTTTCGTTGATATGTCAGTGAGCGGTTTGTCCGGCAATTTTCTTCGGATTGCCCTGATTTTGCTGGCGTAGTCGAGTAGAGTTTTCGGCCTGATCCCCCTTTCGGTGAGGATTGTTTCATATCGGTCAAGCCACACATGAAGAGTGATTGCGTCACCGCCTTTAATTCTGTCTATTAGTGATTTGCGTCCGCTGTCTGAGAGTAACTCAATATTGGCCTGTATTGCTTCAGTGATTGCTATCCTCCTGTCTCGGCCTAAACCAAACTCTTTACCCGTCCTTGGGTCCCTGTAGCAGTAATATCCATTGTTTCTTATATAAAGGTTAGGGGGTAAATCCCGGCGCTCATGACTTCGCCTTCTTCCCATTTCTGATCCTCTTCAAAAGGCTACCTGTTACTGGTCGATTTAAGTCAACCTTTACCGCTGATTCGTGGAACAGATACTCTCTTCCATCCTTAACCGGAGGAGGGAATATCCTGCATTCGCGCACCCATCGACGAACTGTTTCAAGGCTTCTTGGGCGTCGCTGGCGTGCGTTCCACTCCTGAAGTGTCAAGTACATCGCAAAGTCTCCGCAATTACACGCAAGAAAAAGCCGCATTGATGCGGCGATGGTAGGTCTGGATATCTTGAGAAATGAACAGGCCTCATCGAGTGTGAGGCGGGTTAGTCCTTGCGTAGCTCGCTGATTCTTCTGTAAGTCTCTGGTGCTTTGTTCCCGTACGTCTTCATTTCAGACTTCAACAGAGCAACGAGTGAATCCCATTCGTTGAGGATTCCTTTGAATGCCGGAACGCGCTTTGCAACCTTGTCGAATGAATCTCTGATTTCTGGAATCTGCTCAACAAGTGCAACGCATCGTCGGAAATCGGCTGCGTCATGTGGAGCACCGAAGCTATGACCATAGATATTCTTTTTCAGTCCACATGCGATTGAGGCAAGAGTTGCGCTACTGATGCCTACATCGCCAGTCGATTGCCATTTCAAAACCTTCATAGCCAAATCTGACATTTCTTGTCTCCAATAAAAAAACCGCCATCAGGCGGCTTGGTGTTCTTTCAGTTCTTCAATTCGAATATTGGTTACGTCTGCATGTGCTATCTGCGCCCACAGCACCCAGTGGTCATAGCAGTCGCTGATGTTCTCGGCTTCGATAACTCTGTTGAATGGTTCTCCATTCCATTCACCTGTGACTCGGAAGTGCATTTATCATCTCCATAAAACAAAACCCGCCGTAGCGAGTTCAGATAAAAGAAATCCCCGCGAGTGCGAGGATTGTTATTCATTGCCGATATTCACCTTTATCGCGAACACCTTTACCGGTTTATCTCCTTTGCATGGCGCGTAATTTTTTCAGATGGTTCTCCTGCTCTGTTTCAGCCAGAATTTGTCGGTATTCCTGGTGATCGATCCGTTCAAACAGTTCATTAAAATTGTTTATTTTTACCGACTGTGTTCGCCCATCCATTCTTCTGTACAACACAGTGTTGTTTATGCAGCGAAGAATTTTTATCGGGTAGCCGGCGCTATCGGTGTATATCTGACCACGTTGAATCAGAGCGAACATTCCTTTATCCCCAGCGGAAAAGCGAATACAGAATAAATGCCACCGCGATTGCAACTCCTACAGCGGTGAATGCTTCAGGCCAATTCATCATTCACTCCCTGCGGCGGTTCTGGTAGCAGCATCCAGTACAAGGCGTTCCCTAACCACGATAAAGTGCCGTCGCTCAACTCCACGTATTCCTCTTGTACCTGTCCTGCCATATACTCACCGTGCTTTGAATAAATTAAAATCCAATCATCTTGAGCGGGCATTCGCTCACTACAGCTTATCCAACCATCCGGCAACTTGTAAGCCGTCGTTACAGGTTCGGCACCATGAAGCATGGCGGCGATGTTGTTTCTCTTGAGAAAGTTAATACTTTTCAAGGTATCTTCCTCAAGCGTCGAACCGGTGTAGCCATTGGAGCAAGTTTCAGCACGTTTATGATGGTACCTTAATGCAGCAATGCATTTTCTTATCCCGTCACGGTATATTTCCTCTTCCTCCTCAAGCTCAGCACTGATTTCGACATCCATATCGTGAAGCATTGCTCGCTGCACCTCAGTCAGGGGTACCGGCGCTGGCGGGACGGCGTAGACTTCAATAATCCCATTATCAATAGGCCATTCTCCATCCTTGAGGTAGTCACTTGTGCCGTCAACTTTCTGTTCTGCAATGTGGAATGCACCTATTGGTTTTGCTTCCAGCGATGCCAGAGCAATTCGTGCCAGTTCTTCCGCTTCTTCTGCTGGCAGTACAACGTTGCTACCAGGTCCGTATGTTTCGCGCCACTGCTTGATTGTCAGTAGTCGCTCTTTGGTAATAGTGGTCATATCACTCTCCTTTGATGCAAATGCCAGCGGCGCGCTCGGCTTCACTTTGTTCCCAAAACCACTTGTGAAGCGCCATAAGCTTTTCGTCAATCGGTGCATATTTGCGATTAAAGTAGGCCTGAGCATCTTTCTCAGATTCGTCCGGTAATTCGCCAGGGCCAAACAGTGTGTTATAAATCCATGCTAGTCCGCTCTTAGCGTCGCCAGTTGCCTGCCATTCGATAATGGCAGCCTGCATGACCAGAATGTTTTTCCCCATTAATAGGTCCAGTTCTTTGAACCGGTTGCGGATGTATGCATTCTCGCTTTGTAATTTTGCGTTGCGCTTTTCTGAGGCTTCAAGTAACGCCTGCTTATCGCGTAGCGCTTCTTCCAGTTCAGCAACATGGCATTCACTATCAATAAGGTTGTTCTCTGCTGCTTCAAGCTCAACACGCAGCTTCCCAACCGTAAGCGCAATCTCCTCGTTCTCCTGGTCGCGGCGTTTGATGTATTGCTGGTTTCTTTCCTGTTCATCCAGCAGTGCCAGCACGGTAGCCGGGTTAGCCTCTGCTATGAATTCAGCGTT